TGTTGTATTTGCTGATAGCCCAGTTAATGCCCTAGAAATACCATCGTTAGTGCTGGTGGTTGTAGCAGTATCACCTGTTAACGATCCATTTGGGGCAGCGGTTGTATCAGCGCTGATATTTGTATTGATCTTCGTCCACGCCGCATTATCAAACTGCTCCGAATACGTCAGCAGGTTATACCGCGCCCGCAGCACAGGCCGAGACGCGGAGGTGGATTGGTAGGCGTGGTTGCCGGGGAGTTCTTTGACAGACACATTATCTATTGAGCCGGTGAATGTTGAAGTGGGTTGAATGACTATGGCGTTGGCGTTGGTCGCTAAAATGTATTGAGTAAAAGTTCCGGCAGCAGTACGAGTCGTTCCGTTTACACCACCAAACTCAAAACGCAAACTGCCACTTGTGTACGAACTGATTGTGAACGTGACTTGGTATGTTTTACCAGCAACGGCAGTGGTTCCGGGTTGCCAAATAATAGTGGTAGTACCTGATGCAGATGCGTTTCCCCCAGCAATCGTCCACGCCCCGCCTGTGTTCCAACCCGTCCCCGACGAAAAATCCCCGTTTGTCACCAACTCTGGCCCAAGCACCAACCCCTTGCTCTTATCCAGCATCAACCCCACCGCCTGCTCCACCGCCGTCACGGGCGTGGTGCCTGCGGAGTCTTGGAACAGCGTGCTCAGGTCGCTCGGGTCGTACCACGCGCCGACTTCGCCGTTGGCGAAAAGCGAGGCCGGGCTGTCACCAGTGCCTTTGCCAAACACGCCACGGCCTGTCAGCAGGCCCATTGCGTTGGCGGTGATGCGGCTGGATCTGGTGCCGCCGCCGTGCACGGCCAACCGTGTGGGCTGGCCTGGCATTAGGACCCCATGATCACAGTGACCTCGGCGCCGGTGCCGCTTACGGCGGTGACGTTGGCGCGAAACAGCAGCCAAGGGGCGGCTACCGCCAGGCCGTCGCTGGCGCGGGTGGTGCCCGACAGCGTGATGGTGCCGATGCTGAGCCAGTCGCTGCCGTTGAGGGTGGCCTCGATCAGCACCGTGGCGCTGACGCTGCCCGTACCTACCACGGTGGCCTGAAAGGTTTGGGTAGTGGTGCCGGGGGGTTGGCTGGCACTGGCGCCGGTGGTCGTCGCGGCTGCCAGCAGGGTGACAATTTGAGACATTGCGGCTGCTTTCGGCGTGTGTGGTGCGGGTATGGCTGCCTGCGGGCCTGGATCAAGACCCGGCGCGGGTCGTGGCTGTGCCCATGGTCTGGCTTATTGGGCCGCAGCCGGGGGTGACATTTCCACCCCTGAATGTCACCAGGAATGTCACCATCCCAGGCCTCAGCCGCGGCGCACTATGCGGATGACGGTGCGGGGCGTGACTCCCTCGGCCCGGGCGATCTCAGCTAGGCGCTTGCCCTGCAGGTAAGCGCGCTGCACGCGGCTGGCGCGCTCTTGCGCGGGCGGCCGCACGCCCACGTGTACCTTGCAGCCACCCCAGGAGGCGCGCACCTCCTGCTCCACCTGGCGCGCAAGCTCGGCGTCCAAGCGGCGCTGCGTGGCCTCTTCGGCCTGCTGTATGCGCCGGATGATGTCGCTGACGATGCAGCTGCGGGGGTCCGTCGTCACCATATGCGTCCTGTCTTGATGGCTGGCGGGTTGGCAAAGGGGTTGGCGCGCCTGGGCGGCGGTGTGGCGGAAGCTGCAGGGGCTGCAGCGGCGGTGGGCCGGGACTGAGCGGGCGGGGCTTGCTCGGGTGACGGCTGGGGGTTGTGGGTGGCTGGCGATTCAGCAATGGGGGCGGGTGCAGGCGGCTGCGGGGCCGGCCCAGCCGCTGCAGGCGCTTCGACCTGGTCGAACAGGCTGCGCTCTTCCACCCGTTGCTGCCACTTGGCCCAGTCGCCCTCTTTCCAGCGGTCAATGCCCGACAGGTGCGCGGCGGCCAGGGCGTAGACGGCGCAGTCCAGCGCCTCGTTGCGGCGGCCGGCGGGCTTGACCCACTCCAGACGCGGGCGGCCTTTGACGTACTTGGTGACCAGGCGCTCAGCCGTCAGCTGCTCAAAGACCTCGGGCGGCAGGTGGCGGCTCAAGTGCACGTAGCCGGGGCCGGGCGCCTCGTTGCGCAGGCGGCCGTAGATCTCGGCCTTGGCGGTGTCGGTGCCGATGGGGAACAGCTTGACGCCGCCCTTGAGCTTGGTGCCGCGCCAGGACACGTCCTGGTCGGTGGCCTTGCCCAGGATGGCCTTGCCGGCCTGGCTCTGACCTTTCACCGCGTAGACGTGCGCGTGCTGGTGGGCGCGGGTGTAGGCATACACCGCCTGGGTGTGGTGGCCGCCCGAGTCGATCATGCAGGCCAGCAGCGGCACGGGCCGGCCGCTGGCGTGCAGCACGGGCGTGCGGCGGTACTCGGTCAGACGCGCCCACGGGCTGCCGGGCTCTTGCTCGCCCTGGCCGGGGTCACCGTAGAAGACAGCTCGGTCCACCAGCTGGCGCTCCATGCCCCGGCCCCAGGCCCAGAGGTAGGCCTCGAGGCGGTCGCCCTGGGTGTCAACGCCCATCGTCATGACGAAGTGCCCCCAGTGCACCTGGCGCAGCGGGATGTCGGCCGCGCGCTTGCGCAGGGCGTGCTCGTCGGCGCGGTCGCCTTGCTCCTCAAAGGTCTCGGCCAGGCGGGTATTGACGAACACGCGCAGCAGGCTGATGTCGCCCGTGCGGCTGGCGGTGATGGCGGTTTCCCACTCGGTCACCAGCGTGGCCCAGCTCAGCCAGCCCAGCGGGCTGTAGAGGCTGCTGAGCTGAAAGCCGCGGATGCGCCCGGCAGCGGCGCCCAGGTTCTCAGCCACCCAGCGGCCACCGGCCAGCATGGCGGGCTTGTGGTGCTCGCGGATCTCGGCGCCGCAGCTGCGGCACACGTAGCGCACGGAGTCGGGCAGCGCGCGGCCTTCGGCGTCTCGGTCCCACTTCAGGCCGTGCGGCTTGTCGGTGCCCCAGTCCAGCGGCTGCAGCTCGGCGCAGTGCGGGCACGGCACGTGGTAGCGGCAGCGGTCGCTGGCCAGGTAGCGGGCCTCGATGCGGCTGAAGTCTTTGGTGGTGGGCGTGCTGGTGAGCAGGCGCTTGCGGCGGCTGAAGGTGGACTGCCGGGCTTCGGCCAGCTTGATGGGGTCGCCCTCGCCGTCCACGTCAATCGGGTAGCCGTCGATCTCGTCCAGAAACAGGTCGCGCACGGGCATGGAGCGCAGGCCCGCGGCGCTGTTGGCGCCAGCGACGGCCATGAACCCGCCCGCGAATTCCTTGAGCAGGGTGGTGTTGGCGTCATCCCGGCTGCGGTTCTCGCGCACCTTGCGGCGCAGCGCGGGGCTCTCCTCGATCATGGGCGCCAGGCGCTGGCGGCTGTAGCGCTTGGCCATGTCGATGGTGGGCTGCACGATCATCACCGGCCCGGGGTTGGTGTCCACCAGGTAGCCCAGCCAGTTGGAGCCGATGCGCGTCTTGCCGGTCTGCGCGCCCCACATCAGCACCACCTCTTCCACGGTGCTGTGCTGGCTGAGGCAGTCCATCGGCTCGCTGGCGTAGGGCGTGCGGGCGCTGCGGTAGGGGCCGGGCTCGGCGCTGTCTTTGGCGCTGAGGATGATGGAGCGCTCGGACCACTGGGCCACGCCGATGCGCGCAGGCATGGCCGCAAACTCGCGCAGGATTTCATCGACGCGCTGCTGCGCGTCAACGAGCTGGTGCGGGAGGTCGCGGGCGCCCATGCGTCAGGTGGCGGCGGTGAGCTGCGACATCACCTGGCGCAGCTCGTCCTCGAGCAGGCCGTGGATGCGCGCCTGGTCGGTCTCGGCGGCCAGCTGCGCCGCCAAGCGGGCGGGGATCTGCAGCAGGCCTTCGCGGAAGGCGGCGGCGCGCTTGGCCAGGGCGGCGGCCCAGTCATCGGCGCGCACCAGCTGGCCTTGCAGCTCGGCCAGCTTCAGCTCGGCCAGCTCGGCCTCGGCCCGCTCGCGCCTGGCGCGGCTCTTCCAATAGCCGGCGGCGTTGTCTTCATCGTCGTCATCGTCGCCAGCGGCGGTGCCGCCGGTGCCGCCGCTGCCGCTAAGGTTGACGTCGTCGGTGGCCCGGCTGCCCGCCCGCACGCGCGTGTTGCGCGCCCACTGCGCGTCCGCGGCCACGGGGTCGATCTTGCCGTTGATGAGGCTGATCCGCCCATCGCGCACCGCGCGCCGCACCGCGCCCTCGGTGCAGCCGCGGCGCCGGGCGTACTCGGCCTGGGTGATGAGCTGGACCGTACCGACAGGCATCAGCGCACCTTCAGCCGTACAAAGTCCGCGCGGGACCGACTAGCGAAAACGCGGGGTTCGAATTACT